ATTCTGGCGGGGAAATGGTTGACGGGCTGTTTGGCCCGCAGCCGCTGGTGAGGCCGCGGGGACGTGGTCGGCCGGCGCATGCCTGGGAGCGGCGGATTTCCTTGCGTATCTGCAACCTGTTTGCCTGCGGGCACACGGTCGAGAAGGTGGCGGCGGCGGTGGGGCTGTCGCAGCCGACGCTGCGCAAGGTTTACTTTTCAGAATGGCAGCGCCGCGAGGTGATGGAACTGATGGTCAAGTCCGAGCAGATGGCCCGGCTGACCGAGCGTGCGATCGATGGCAACGTGGCGGCCGAGAAGGCGCTGGCCGGAATGATCCAGGCCGAGCGCCGGAAGGTCGAAGGCGACCGCTTTGCCGAGAAGCCGAAGGCCGCGCCTCCGAAGGGTGTCAAGCAGGAGCGCCGCGAGGCGGCCTGGACGGCGGGCAGGGACGTGGAAGGCTGGGGCGACCTGCTCCACGGCGAGACCGGGAAGCCGCTGGCTAACTGATCATGGCTGCTGCAACGCCGCTGCCTGGCGGCGAATGGAGCTTTGCCTGCCCGGACTGGAAAGACCGGCTGGCCGAGGGGCGCAGCCTGATTCCCGACCTGCCGCTCGATCGCGAGCTGGCAAGCCGGGCGGTGCGGATCTTCAACAAGCTGCGGCTGCCGGACGTTTCCGGGCGGCCAGAGCTGCGCGACGCGGCGGGCGACTGGCAGCGCGACATTGTCGCGGCGCTGTTCGGCTCGCTGGACAGGACGGGGCGGCGCCGGGTGCGGCGCCTGCTGAACCTGATCCCAAAGAAGAACAACAAGACGACCGGCTCGGCGGCGATCATGCTGACCGCGCTGCTGATGGATGACGAGCCCCGGCAGAATTACAGTCTGTTGGGCGCGACGCAGAAGATTGCCGATCGCGGCTTTGACCAGGCGCAAGGCATGATCATGGCCGACCCGGTGCTGAAGCAGCGGTTCCACATCCGCAGCCACGTCAAGACGATTGTCGACCAGGTGACCGAATCGACGCTAAAGGTGCAGACCTTTGACGAGAAGGTGGTGACCGGCGACATCCCGAAAGGGATGCTGATCGACGAGCTGCACATCCTGGGCAAGGTTCACTTTGCCCAGCGGGTCTGGGGCCAGCTGTGGGGCGGACTGGTTTCGCGCCCCGGCGGGTTCCTGATCGAGATCACGACGCAGAGCGACGAGGAGCCCGCGGGCGTGTTCCTCGACGAGCTGCGGCTGGCGCGGCGGATTCGCGACGGGGAAGTGACCGGGCAGGCGGCGACGATGCTGCCGGTGCTGTACGAGTTCCCCGAGGAAGTGCAGCGCGATCCCGACGAGGGCTGGCGCGATCCGGCGATGTGGCCGCAGGTCCTGCCGAACCTCGGGCGGTCGGTGCATATCGACCTGCTGCTCGAGCAGTTTGCCGAGGCGCGCGAAAAGGGCGTGGTCGAGGAGCGGCGCTGGGCGAGCCAGCACCTGAACATCCAGATTGGCCTCGGCCTGCACGATAACCGCTGGCTCGGCGCCGATTACTGGGAAGGCGCGGCGTGGGAGCCGCTGCGGTCGCTCGACGCGCTGCTGGCGCGGTCCGAGGTGGCGGTGGTGGGCATCGACGGCGGCGGTCTGGACGATTTGACCGGGGTCTGCGTGCTGGGCCGCGACGTCAAGACCGGGGTGTGGCTGTACTGGTTCCACGCCTGGGCGCACCGCAAGGTGATGGACGTCCGCAAGGAGATCGCGCCGCGGCTGCTCGGTTTCGAGCGCGACGGCGACCTGACGTTCTGGGGGCACATGGACCAGCCTTCGCGGTTGGCCGAGCTGCTGCAGGACGGCGGGGCGCGGGCTTCGGAGTTTGACGAGGACGTGGTCGGGGTGGTCTCGGTGTGCCGCAAGGTGCGCGAGGCCGGGCTGCTGCCTGAGGTGGGCGGGATCGGCATCGACCGGGCCTCGATCGGGGCAGTGATCGACGCGCTGAGCGAGGCGGGGTTCACGATCGCCACGGCAGAGGCCGAGGCGACGGTGGTCTCTATCTCGCAAAGCGCGGTCAACATGGATTCGGCGATCGTCGCCCTGCAGCGAAAGCTGCAATCGGGCGGCGCGGCGCATGGCGGCAGCGGGCTGATGGCCTGGTGCGTGGGCAACGCGAAAGCGGTGCAAAGGGGTAATTCGGTGGCAATCGACAAGCAGGTGTCAGGCAAGGCCAAGATCGACCCGCTGATTGCCGGGTTCATGGCGACCAAGCTGATGGAGCTGGGGCCGGTGGCGGGGGTGGTGGAAGCGCCGACGCCGTGGGATCTTGATCCCGGGTTTTCGCTGGTGACTGCCTGATGGCCTGGTGGAATCCCGGCAGCTGGGGCAGGACCGAGACGCGGGCGGTGACGCTGGATTCGCTGCTGGGCGGGGCGGGCGATGGCTTTGCCTCGGTGTTTGGCCTGGGCGAGCGGGTGGGCGACGTCGTGGTCAACATCGACACGGCGATGCAAGTGCCGGCGTTTTCGTGCGGCGTGCTGTTCATTGCCGAGACGGTGGGCGGGCTGCCGCTGGATTACTACCGCCGGGGCGCGGACGGATCGCGGCGCGAGGGCGAGGGGCCGCTGACGGCGCTGCTGAAGGACGCGGCGAACGACACGCTGACGAGCTTCGAGTGGCGCAAGGGCGAGATGGTCAAGAAGCTGACCGGCGGCCGGGGCCTGACCTACATCGAGCGCGACGAGCGCGGGCGGCCAATCAACTTCTGGCCGCTCGACCCGGCAAAAACGACGATCCGGCGCGACGGGTTCGGTTTCGAATATGTCTATAACAACGGCGGGCGGCGGGTGGTCTATCGCGCAAGCGAGGTGATCGACCTGCCTTTCATGCTCTGCGCCGACGGGGTGAAGCACCGCTCGCCGGTCAGGATGGGGGCCAAGGCGATCGGCAAGTCGCTGGCGGCGATGGAGTACGGCACCGCCTACTTCAACGGCGGCGGCGTGCCGCCCTTCGCGATCACCGGCAACTTTCAGTCGGGCCGGGCGATGCAGGCGGCGGCGGACGACGTCGCGGCGGCGGTACGCAAGGCGAAGAGCGAGAAGCGCCTGGCGCTGACGCTGCCGACCGGGCTCGAGATCAAGCCGCTCGGGTCCAACCCCGAGGATTCGCAGATGATCGAGAGCCTGCGGTTCTCGATCGAGGAGATCGCCCGGCTGCTGAAGATCCCGCCGGTGTTCCTGCAGGACCTGACGCATGGCACCTTTGCCAACACCGAGCAGCAGGACCTGCACTTCGTCAAGCACACGCTGATGCACCACGTGAAGCAGTTCGAGCAGGAGCTGAACCTCAAGCTGTTCGGCCGGGCCAACCGGCGGCATTACGTGGAATTCAACGTCGACGGCATCATGCGCGGCGACTTCAGGAACCGGATGGAAGGCTGGGCGCGGGCGATCCAGACCGGCCTGGTCATGCCGAACGAGGCGCGCCGGGCCGAGAACTATCCCGACGCCGAGGGCGGCGACAAGCTGTTCATGCAGAGCGCGACCATGCCGATCGGCGAGATCGGGCAGGCGCAGCCGGGAACGGGCAACGACGGATCGGCCGACGGGGCCGCAGATCAGGGACAAGGCGAATGAACAAGGAGCAGCGCTCGCTGATGCAGGCGCCGGAACTGCGGGCGGCACCGTCTGCCGGGTCCGGCCCCGGGCTGGTTTCCGGTTATGCCGCGGTGTTCAATTCGCAGGCGGACATCGGCGGCTACTGGCGCGAGGTGGTGGCGCCCGGCGCCTTTGCCGAGACGCTGCGCAGCGACGACATCCTGGCCTATTCGGCGCACGACAGCGCGCGGATTCTCGGGCGGACCAGCTCGGGCACGCTGCGGCTGCGCGAGGACGCGGTGGGGCTGGCGGTCGAGATCGACCTGCCTGACACCACCGACGGCCGCGACGTGGCCGAGCTGGTGCGGCGCGGCGACCTGAAAGGCATGTCCTTCGGTTTCATCGTGACCAAGGAAACCTGGGACGAAACGGTAGAGCCGCCGCTGCGGACGATCCAGCAGGCCAGCCTGATCGAGGTCAGCGCGGTGGGCCGTCCGGCCTATGGCGACACCTCGCTCGGCCTGCGCAGCCTCGAGCGGTCGCGCGGCGAGCGCAGCAGCGCCGAGATCGAGCGCAACCGGCAGGAAGCGGCGCAGCGGATCGCCGTGCGCAAGGCCGAAACCGACAACAAGCTTCGGGGCATCAGCCCCAAGGACGCCCGCGCCTGAAATGCGGAGCCCGTGGAAGCGCCCCTTGGGAAAGGGCTTCAGAAAGGTAGCAACATGAACCTTCGTGAAATGCAGGACCGGCTGATGGTCCTCCGTACCCAGGCGACCGATTCGCTTGAGGAAATCCGTTCCAACACCGACGACGCCCGTCGCGGCGAGCTCGAGCAGCGCCATGACGCGATCATGGCCGAGTTCGACCAGCTGCAGGCCGGCATCGCCCGCGAGGAGCGCACCGCGCGCACCCTGCAGAACTTCGACGAGCGCGCCGAGCAGCGCCAGCGCGAAGAGCGCGAAGGCCGCCGCCCGGTGGCTTCGGGCGAGCAGCGCGGCGCCGACGAGGACGACGGCCGTCCGACCTACCGCTCGGCCTGGCGCGCCTACATGGCGAACCAGGGCAACCTCGCGATGCTCTCGGGCGAGCAGCGCGC